ATTTAATGAAGAATTAAGCACTATAAATTTTCCGAATTGGAATTTACAGTCATGTTGGGTAACAAAATTGGAAAAGAATGGATATCACGTCACTCATGTCCATGCAGATTGTCATTATGCATTTGCATGGTATCTTAATGTTAATGAAAATTCAGGAGGAGAACTTTCTATACGCAATCCGAATGAATATAATACAGAGTTAGTAATGAAAAAGATGGATCCTAGAATAAATGATGAATATAATTTATATCCTGCTCTTAATATTACACCCAAAACAGGTCTACTTGTAATGTTTCCTGCATACTTATATCATAGTGTATTACCATCACTAGCAGAGAATAGAATAACAATGTCTGGTAATGTAACAATTGTCTTATAAATAAAGAAAAACTCTTTGTTTATGGCGATTCAAAGAATATCACGGGCATTTAAAGACATCTCATTGTCTTTTGAACCCCATCCAATTACAAAAGATCTACCTATATTAAAAAATGAGAATGCGATACGTAGATCTGTCAGAAATATAGTCGAAACTATACCAACTGAAAGATTTTTTAACTCATTACTAGGTTCTGAGGTTAGAGGTAGTCTGTTTGGGTTTGTAGATGTGGGTACTGCTTCAGTTATTGAGAGCCAAATTGAAATTGCCATAGATAATTTCGAACCAAGAGTAAATAATGTACAAGTTCAAGTAGATCCTACACCAGATCAAAATGCATTTGATGTTACTGTTCTATTTGATATCATCGGACAAGAGTTTCCAACTCAAGAATATTCATTCCTCTTAGAGGCAACAAGATAATATGCCTTTTACTAAATACGCAAACTTAGATTTTGACCAAATAAAGACTTCCATTAAGGATTATCTTCGTGCAAACTCAGATTTCACAGATTTTGACTTTGATGGGTCTAATTTTTCGGTATTAATTGACACTTTAGCATACAATACATATATTACTGCATTTAACTCAAATATGATTGTTAATGAGTCCTTTTTAGACTCAGCAACACTTCGTGAAAATGTAGTTTCATTGGCAAGAAACATTGGTTATGTACCACGCTCTAGAACGGCAGCAAAGGCACAAGTATCTTTTGATATCATAAGACCTGTAGGTAATTCTTCAGTCTCTGTAACCCTTCAAAGAGGTCTTGTATGCACTGGAAATGTTAATAATACTGGATATATCTTTTCAATTCCTGAAAATATAACAAAAACTTTTATAGAAGCATCAAATGGTAATTTTGTAGCATCATTTAATTCAATAGAAATATATGAAGGAACCTTTTTAACAAATACATTTAATTATGATGGTTCTTTAGATCAAAAATTTATTCTTAAAAATTCATTTATTGATACCTCTACAATTAATGTGTATATTAAAAAAGAAGATGAGGATGGATTAGGTATAGAATATTCTGTTGCAGATAATATTGTTAATGTAGGATCTACTTCTAGGATTTATCTTCTTCAAGAAGTGCAAGATGAACAATATCAACTATTATTTGGTGATGGATTAATCGGTAAAAAGTTAGGAACTGGAACAAATGATGATGGAAATTTAATTACTGCGAATTATATTGTAACTGCTGGTAAAGAAGGTAATGGAGTAAGAAACTTTGCTTTCTCTGGTAGATTAGAATCATCTGATGGAAGTATTCTTAATGTTGGAAATGTTGATATAACTACAGTTCAGGAGTCTCAGAATGGCGGTGAGATAGAGTCAATTGACTCTATTAAGTATTTTGCACCTAAGATCTATTCTGCACAGAGTAGAGCAGTTACAGCCCGTGATTATGAGGCAATTATCAAGAATATTTACCCAGATACAGACACGGTATCAGTTGTTGGTGGGGAAGAATTGGATCCACCAGAATATGGAACTGTTTCTATAAGTATTAAACCTAAAAATGGAACTTTTGTTTCTGATTTTAATAAATCTAGAATTTTATCACAATTGAAACAATATTCTATATCTGGTATAAATCAAAAAATAGTAGATCTTAAAATACTATATGTAGAAATGGATTCTTCTGTTTATTATGATTCTGCAAAAATATCTACTTCAGAATCATTAAAAACACGTGTTATTGATTCGTTAACAACTTATTCTGATTCTATAGATCTGAATGCTTTTGGTGGTAGATTTAAATATAGTAAAGTTCAACAAGTAATTGATAATACTGATAGTGCTATAACTTCTAATATTAGTAGAATAAGAATTAGAAGAGATTTAAGAGCATTAATAAATCAATTTGGACAATATGAACTTTGTTTTGGTAATAAGTTCTATGTTAAAAGTGATGGATATAATATTAAATCAACAGGATTTAATATATCCACTGAAAGTGATACTGTATATCTAACAGATACTCCAAATGAAAATAAAAAAACTGGAGTGATATCAATAGTTAAACCAATTAGTAATGAATCTGTAAGAGTTGTAGTTAAGTCTGCAGGGACAATAGATTATATTAAAGGTGAGATTTTATTGAATACTGTAAACATCACATCTACTGATAAACCTAATAATATCATAGAAATACAGGCATTCCCAGATTCTAATGATATTATTGGATTAAAAGATTTATATTTGAATTTTAGCATTTCAAAAAGTTCAATAAATATGGTTAAGGATGTAATTGCTTCTGGTGATGAAATATCTGGAGTAGTATTCTCTAGAGATTATTATACATCAAGTTATCTAAATGGGAATTTAATAAGACAGTAATATGATACAAACTGGATTTGAATCTAGAATAAAGATTCAACAGATAATTAATAACCAATTACCTGAATTTATTTTGGATGAAAGTCCAAAATCTATAGATTTTTTAAAGCAGTATTATACTTCTCAAGAATATCAAGGTGGTCCTGTTGACATTGCAGAAAATTTAGATCAATATTTAAAGGTTGATAATTTAATACCTGAAGTTATTGTAGATAATACTACTCTTGAATCTGATATTAATTCTACAGATACTACTATTACTGTTAATAGTACAAAAGGTTTTCCATCAGAATATGGATTATTAAAGATTGATAATGAGATAATTACATATACTGGAATAACCTCTACCACATTTACTGGTTGTAAACGTGGATTTAGTGGTATAACCTCATATCATAGTGATTTAAATCAAGAAGAGCTTATATTTTCAGATTCATCAAAAGAATCACATATTGCAAATAAAGATATTAAGAACTTAAGTTCTTTATTTCTCAGAGAATTTTATAAAAAATTAAGATATACATTCACTCCTGGATTGGAAAATGTTGATTTTGACAAATCATTGAATGCAGGAAATTTTATAAAGGAAGCACAATCCTTTTATCAATCTAAAGGTACAAATGAATCTATTAGAATTCTTTTTAATGTTCTCTATGGAGTAACACCAAGTATAGTAAATTTAGAAGATTTTTTAATAAAACCTTCATCATCTAAATTTATTAGAAGAGAAATTGCAATTGCTGAGATAATTTCTGGAGATCCTGTTAAATTAATAGGACAAACTATTACAAAATCAACTGATAGTGCTACATCTGCATCAATATCGGAAGTAGAACCATTTACTAGACAAAATAAGCAATATTTTAAACTTTCACTTTTTATTGGATATGATGATAATAATTATGTTGAAGGTAATTTTCAAATAACTCCAAATACAAAAAGTTTTGAAAAAGTTTCAGTTGGTTCTTCTATAATTTCTGTTGATTCTACAATTGGATTTGCACAAACTGGAATGGTTATATCTGGTATCAACAGTATTACCTATTCTGATAAAAGTATTAACCAGTTTATAAATTGTTCTTGGACTACATCTTCTGGTGCTGGTGAAAATATAAATGCTACTGATAATATTAGATCCGATGAAACTTATTTTGGATTTGAAGATGGTGATTCTTCTAAACGTGTAGAAATAAGATTAACGGGTGTATTATCTGATTTTGAACAAATATCTGAAAATTTACAAGTATCTGAAGATGATATAATTTCAGTAAAAAATCTTGGTGATTTAATTGAGAATCCATCAAGTGATAAAACTTATAAAGAAATTTTTGCTAATTCTTGGATTTATAATACTAGTTCTTCATATGAAATTTTAAACTTTGGACAAACGTTATCATTAACTCTTAAGAGTGATATTGATAGGTCTAGTTTAAAATTAGGTGATCAAGTAGAAATAGTACAACAAGATGGTCTTGGAGGTTCTGGTGTAATTGTATATCCAACCGAATCTTCATTGGCAAGTTCTGCAGCTGCAGGTGTAATCGGATATCCATACGTTAAAACTATAAATGGTAATAGTATTGAATTAGAGAATTTTAATTTTACACCAGGAACAAATACATCATATGCTCTTCGAAGAAAAATTAATAAAGCAACTAGTGTAAATGTTCCTATTCAATATGGTAATGATAATATTATTAGTGACATACAAAATTTATATGTTGATAAAAAAAATGAATATGCTTATGTTGCATCTAATTCATTACCTTCAGGAGTAAGTGGATATGATGTATCTGATGGATTTGAATATACTTATGAAATAACAAAAAAAATTAATTCATCTTCAATAGATTCTGTTAGCAATTTAACAAATATATTATCTAATGGAGAATATAGTAGTATAAAATTTGATAATAAAGCACCTTTTATTACTGGTGATAGGATTCAATATGAACCAAGTTCAGTTCCAATTAGTGGATTAATTACAGGATCATATTATGTTGAGGTTTTACCAGATGGACAATCTATTAGATTATACAATTCTCCATCATTTATTGAGTCTGAAGGTTATTTAAATCTTTCTCCATCTGCTGGTGTATTTGGAACTCATACATTTACATTATATTCTCAAAGATCATCTAATATTGGATCCCAGAAATTACTTAAAAAGTTTACATTACCAGTAAATACAAAGAATGGAAATAATGAATTAACTACTCCAGGAAATATTGGAATGTTAATTAATGGTGTAGAGATTAAAAATTATAAATCTCATGATAAAGTTTATTATGGAGGAATAGAATCTATAGATGTATTAAATGGTGGTAGTGAATATGATGTTATTAATCTTCCCACATTAACAGTTTCTGCTGGTATTGCATCAACTGCTTTTAGTCAACTTGTAGTTAGTGGAAGTGTTAAAAAAGTTTATGTGGATCAACTAGATTTTGATATTTCAGAAGTAAATTCCGTTACAGTAAGTGGTGGTAATGGTAGTGGAGCAGTTATTAAACCAATACTTAATATTAGATCTAGAGAAGTTTCATTTGATGGAAGACCAACTACAAATTCTGGTGGAATAACAACAGGAGGATATCAATTAATCTTCTCAGAAAATCATTATTTTACAAATGGGCAAGAAGTTATATATGATTCTAATAATAATGATCCTATAGGTGTTGGTATTGGAACATCAACATTATCTAATGGTGGACATTATTTCACATCAATTGATAACAATTTAACAGTTAAATTATATGAATCATTTAATTCATATTCTAGTGGAATTAATACTGTAGGATTTACTACTTTCAATACTTCAGGTATTCATAAATTTAAGACTCTTAATAATAAAAAGACAATATCTAGAGTTGATGTGATTGATGGTGGTGATGGATATACTAATAGAAAACTAATAGTAAAACCTATAGGAATTAATACAGTTAATAATACAATTAATTTTAAAAATCATGGATTAAATGATGGAGATAATGTATTATATTCAAATGATCCTATTAGTGGATCTAATAAAGATATTACAGGTTTAACTACATCTACTGGTATAACAACTACATCAATTCACTATAAAGTATTAAAAATAGATGATAATTCCTTTAGTTTATCAAATAGTGGTGTTGGTGGAACAATAACTTCATTCTATGAAAGAAGAAAACCCATAGAGATTACATCCATAGGAGCAGGAAGTAGTTATCATAATTTCTATTATCCTCCTATTGAAGTTTCTATAGATTATACTTCTGCTGGAATTGGTAGTACATCCTTTTCTGTCACATTAACACCATTAGTAAGAGGTAGTATTATTGATTCATATGTTTATGAATCTGGTGCTGGTTATGGATCTACTACATTAAATTTCCAGAAAAAACCTTCAGTAACTGTAAATAATGGTAAAAATGCAGCAATGGTTCCTGTTGTTGTAGGAGGGGAAGTTAAATCTGTAAATATTCAATTTGGTGGACAACAATACACATCAATTCCAGATTTAATAGTTAGTGATATTAGTGGAAGAGATGTATTGGGTTCTGGTGCTGAATTAAGACCTGTTATTAGTAATGGAAAGATAACTGATGTTAAAATAATTAATACAGGTATTGGATATTCTGATACAACTATACATACATCAATTTTAGTTAAATCTGCAGGATCTAATGCATCCTTTGACCCAATAATTAGGTCATTAGATGTCAATAATGTTGAAAATAGACGTGATAGTTCATCACCAATTAGTGAAATTTTTGAAGAATCTTCAAATAATTTAGAATATTCAGTTTCTGGTTATTTTGAAAAGTTAAGAGACTCATTTAAGGATAATGTAAATTCACCTTCAGGTATAATTGGATGGGCTTATGATGGAAATCCAATATATGGTTCATATGGATATGATGATCCTTCAATTGCTAATAATTCACGAAGATTACTTACTGGTTATGTAAAAGACATCACTAATATTTCTGATAGACCATTGGGATTTGATGCTGGATTCTTTGTTGAAGATTATAAATTTCTTGATAATGGTGATCTTGATAAGTATAATGGTAGATATGCCAAAACATTAGAATTTCCTAATGGTGTTTATGCTTATTATGCTGCAATTGATTTGGATGGAAATCCTGAATTTCCATATTTTATAGGTGAATGTTATAGGTCTAATACTTTAGAAGAAAATAAAACTCTTGATCAAACATTTGATTTTAATAATTCAGACTTACTTAGAAACACTTTTCCACATAAAATATCTGATGAATTTGCTAATAATGATTTTATTGTTGAAACAAATGAAATTACAAGACAAAAAACAGTTATTGAGTCTGTAACTGATGGATTTGTTAATAATTTTGAAATTATTAGTAATGGTAGTAATTATAAAGTAAATGATAATGTATCATTTGATAATACAGGTACAAGTGGTAGTGGATTAATTGCAAAAGTATCTTCAATAGAAGGAAAAGATATTACAACAATAGAAACTAGTGTAGAGAATTTTCCAACAGCAACATTTACATATGTTAATGATGAGAATATAAAAGTTACTATTCTTCCACAACATTCTTTAAGGAATAATGATGATATTATAATTTCTGGACTTAGTACTTATCTAACTGAGTTAAATGGATTTCACAAAATAGGAATTACTTCATATTACTCAAATTTAATTTCTCCACTTGGAGCAGGAGCTGCTACAACAGAGGTATATGTAAATCATATTCCAAATGACGTTTCTATTGGGTCTAGTATTGGAATTGGACCAGAAACTGCAAAATTATTAGATATTTACAGAAATCTTAATATACTTAGGATTGAAAGAGGATTACCTGGTACTTCTCACAGCATATCTACAAAATTAGAATTTAAACCAGATTCATTTACAATTCCTAAAAAAGTAGATTATTTTGAGTCTTCTATTAATAAATTAGCATATTTTAATGCTAGAGAGTCTGTAGGGGTTGGTAGTACAGCTGGTGTAGTTGGATATACAACAACGTTTGATTTTGGAGATTCTCAGGTTACAAGAAATATTCAAACTAGATCAATTTATATTGAAAATCACCCATTCGAAACTAATGAAGCAGTTACTTTAACTGTACCTACTGGTGGTGCTCTTGCAATTTCAACAATTGGTATTGATGCTATTGGTGTAATAGCACCATTTAATTTACCAGCATCTGGACTTACTACTAATGTGTATGTTGTTAATAAGTCAGTAAACACTATTGGAATAAAGACTGGTATTGGTACTGATCATAATGGTGATGAATATGAAGAAGTTTATTTCCGTAATACTCCAGGTCAATTAGTTGATAATGATAAGTATCTATTAGAAACACAATTTATTCAAAAACAAGGGGTAATTGATAGGGTTAATACTGTTGTTTCTGTTTCAACTTCTCATGAATTGGTAGTAGGGGATAAAGTAAATTTAAATGTTATACCAAAACTTTCTGTTGGTATTGGTACAACATCTACATCTGTTGCTGTTAAATGGGATGACAATATTAATCATATTACTATCAATCCACGTATTATAGATGCTTCTAAGATTAATACAACATCTAATCAATTAGAAATACTTAGACATAACTTAAATACGGGAGATAGAGTTAGTTATTCATCAACATTACCTATTTCTGGTTTATCTACAAATACTTATTACACATTTAAAGTTGATGATAATAATATTAAACTTTGTGATACTCTTATAGATTCTAATGCAAATCCACCTACTGTAGTAAGTTTTGCAAGTACAGGTGGTCAGAGTCATACAATAACTCCAATTAATCCAAGAATTACAGTAACTCAAGGTACTAATTTAGTATTTGATTTATCAGATTCTTCATTAAGTGGCCATTATTTAAAAATCTATCATGATAATAAATTTAATAATGAGTTTGTTTCTACAGGAACAACTGAAGGGTTTACTATAACTGGTATTGATACTACTGGTGGAGTAGTAGGTGCTGCATTAACAATTAATTATAATACTGAAACAACAAATATATTACCTAAAAAATTATATTATACTTTAGAAAAATCTGGATATTTAAGTACTGCAGATACTTTAGTAAATAATCATTCTGAAATATTATTCATTGATAGTACATATACTAAAGAGCATGTAATTTCTGGGGTTGGTAATACTACATTTAATATTGCTTTAGATGAAAT